CATTGAAAAGATTAATGAATCTGACTACCAAACCAGATTTGAAAAAATGACAACATCATTCAAGGATAGCACTGCACTTGAAGGTATTGTTGTTACAGATGATGATGTGATTATTGAAGGCCGGTCCACACGGGAACTGGTTAAGTCCATCATGCAAATGGAAAACCGCACGGTTGAATACATTAAATTAATTGTTCCTGAGAATGGCAATCTTGACGACATCACTTACAAAGAAATTGATGAAGAGTGGCCCTTCCAAGTTCAATTGGAAATTCTGAACAAGATTTCAGAAGCCATTCAGCCCGGATATAAGGATTCCAGAAAAAACTAATTCAGGACATTCGCTTTCAAGCCAGAGCGTATATTTATGCTCACGGTGGATGTCCTGACGAAGTTCCTACGGATGACATGCGAAATATAGAGGTTATGCTGTCTGATGGCATGCTTGGGAATAAAGCTATTTTATTGGCTTTAAGCGCCTTGACTACAGGCAACTTAAACTCGAAAATAGCTAAGACAGCACAGCCTTTTAAAATGAAAGATGTTTTGCCGTCAACGCATGAGTATATTGTCCCGCCATTGAGCGAAGAAGACAAGAAAGCAGAAGCTAATAAACGATTCATGGCTTTCTTGAAAACTAGACCGGGTGCGGAGGACTTTTTGAAAGACTGAAATGGCCTATGTCCCACAAAAGCTAACCTTTGAATTAGAAGGGTTTGCAGAATTTGAGCAACAGTTAAAAGAAATAGCTCAAGGCTTTCGTGGTGATTTAGTAGCGCGAAATACACTTGTACCATCTGCCAAAATTGCAATGGAGTCTGTTTATCACTCCGCAATATCTAGAGCGCCTGTAGGTGACAAACCTAGAGATGACAAAAACCCTTTTCACATGCGAGACACCATTCGCTTGGACGCTCGTATTCCTAACGAAAGGGATAAACGAAGCGAATATGTTAATGAAACCGATGCGGCTATTGCGGTGGTTTCTGTCAAGAAAAGTGCCGTTTCACTAGCTCAAGAATTTGGCACTTCTAAAATTTCAGGTAAACCTTTTTTGCGTATAGCTTTAGAGCAAAATGGTGGAGAGGTATTAACTGTTTTAAAATCTCAATTAGCTTCACGCATACCAGATTACGCAGCAAAGCTGGCTAGAAAGAGGAAATAATGGCTTCACAAAATATTGCTCGATTGGGTGTTGTACTTGGGCTAGACACTGCTGAATTTACTGCTTCTATTGACAAAGCTATTTCAGAAAATGCCAAGCTGAAAAATGCTATTCGCAGAGATACAAATGCCGCTGCTGGCGAGCTTATTAATCTGAAAAATGCCACAGATGACTACGGTAAAACACTGACAAAAGTTCAGATGATGGAGCGCGAAACAACTTCTGGTCGCTTTATGAATGCGACTAAGGAGATGAAGGCGCAGTTACTTGAAAAAGCCAAAGCTTATGATGCTGTAGCAAACGCAGCAAACAATGCTACTGCTGCTGAATTCAAAATGAATGCACAGCAGAAGCTGGGTTTGACATATCAGACAACCGACCTTATTACGTCTCTTGCTGCTGGACAAAATCCATTGATTGTTTTGATGCAACAAGGTGGTCAGTTAAAAGACCAGATGGGTGGCCTTGGCAATATGTTTAAAGCCATTGGCACTATCCTTACGCCAATGCGATTGGCTATTGGCGGCGTTACCGCTGCGTTTGGTACGCTGGCTTATGCGGCTTATGCTGGTAGATCAGAATTTGATAAATTAAAAGACACAATTACTTTGACAGGTAATTTTGCTGGTGTAACTACCGAAAAGTTTTATGCATTGTCTACCGAATTAAGTGGTAGAACTAATGCTTCTATTGGTGCAACAAAAGATGCTTTGAATGCTGTTCTTGCTTCAGGAAAGTTTACTGCCGCATCAATTAGTTCTGTTACCCAAGCAATTATTTCCTATTCACAAATTGCTGGCATAGATGCTAAAGCCGCTGCTGACAAGTTGATGAGTGGATTGGATGGAACGGCATCTGGTGCTAAAGCTTTAAATAAGGAAATGAACTTCCTTACTCTTGAGCAATACAAACAAATTGAAGCACTTGAAAAGGCTGGGAAATTACAAGAGGCTGCAAAGGTCGCTTCTATTGCTTTGAATACTCAGTTGGCTGCACAACGCAGAGAGCTTGGTTATCTTGATAAAGCTTGGGAAACTACAACCAATGCAGTAAGTAAATTCTGGAACTTGCTAAAAGAAATTGGCAAACCAGAAACAACAGACCAAGTTATTGCTCAACTTGATAGACAAATTAAAGCGGTACAAGAAGCTGTTGGGAAAAGTACTGGTGATAGTCCATTTGAAAAAGAGCAAAGAAAGCAGCTTCAATTATTAAAAGATCAAAGAGAAGCAATTCTTGAAACTGAGCGTTTAAAAGCTCGTTCAGTAGCAGCTAGAGATGTTGGTGATGCCAAACAAAAAATTGAAGATAGGGCTTCTGCCGGCGGCATTGATAAAGAAAAGCAAATTATTGCTGCAACTGAAAAAGCCAAAGCAAGTATTAAATACACGCAAGCTCTTGCAAGTGCCAATGAAATAGGAAAAATAGAATTAGAAGCTACAAAACAACTTGAAGAAAAAAGGGCAGAATTTAAAGCAAAAAGTGATGTAGAAAAAAGAGCATTTGGCGGTTTGCTTGCAAGGCAACTTGCTGCTGAAGAACTTGATATTGAAGTAAAGAAAAACGAAAAGATTCGTTTAGTTCGTCAAAAACAAATGCTTACCACATATCAATTTGAATTGGAACAGAAGAAAACATTTGATGATGAGATGACCGCAGAAAGGCTTTTGCAAGACAGTATCAAACAACAAATTCGGGATAAAACAAAATCTTTGGAAATGGATAAAGAAGATTTGATGCTTAAAAACCGAATGATTTATGCATCTGAGAAAGAAATTCAATTAGCTCAACTTTCATTAAAGTATCAAAGAGAAAAAGAAAAACCATTTGCAGATATTAATGCTCTTGAGCAACAAGAGAAAATTGAAAAATTTAATATTGAACTTCAAGATTCAATGAAAAAATCTCAGCAAGTATTTGATAGCGTATGGAGCAATATGTCTTCTGCTATTGATAACTTTGTCCGAACCGGCAAACTGTCTATGAAAGACTTTGCTCGTAGTGTTATTCAAGACTTGATTGCTATCGAAATGAAGGCAATGGCGTTATCATTTTTAAGAATGATGTTTGCTCCCACAATGGGTCCATCAATATATGGCGGTGGTCCATTGCCATCTAGCTTTAACCAATACTTAGCCCCTAGAGCTTCTGGTGGTCCTGTGTCTGGCAACACGCCTTACCTTGTTGGTGAAAAAGGTCCAGAGTTGTTTATGCCTTCTGGTTCTGGAACTATCATTCCAAATAGTCAAACAAGTCAAATGGGTAATGTTACAAACGTCACAAACAATTACATCAACGCAATTGACACTAAGTCATTTGAAGACAGACTGCTTGGAAGTTCTACGGCTATTTGGGCGGCAAATAAATACGGTGAGAAAAACCTTGCTACAAATTACGGGAGAACATAATGTCGCTACAGACAATATTTGATATTCAGCAATCCATGACGGTGAATAACCGTAGGACTGTTGGTCAACAAGTAAGCCGTTCAGGTCAAGTCAGAGTTGCTCAATACCTTACTTCTGTGCCGTGGGTGTTTACTGTTACACCACACAACTACTTGTATTACCCACAGGTTCGTAATGTCATTCAGGCCATTGACAATAAAGATCGCCAGTTGCCTGAAAGCATTTCATTTGCCAGTACAAATCTGTCTTGGTTTGTCGCTTATCAAGGCGACTTAACAACAGGGCAAGTAAATGCTTTGACATTGGCATCATCTCCATCGGCTAATGCAACAACCATTTCCGTGGGTAACTTGCCTTCTGTTTCATCTTCTGCTTATGTGTTTAAGGCTGGCGACTTCTTGCAGATGGGTTTATACCCTTACAAAGTCACAGAAAATGTTTTAAGAGGCTCTGGCTCTACAGTGAATGTCACCCTACACCGACCTGTTATTTCAACGCCTAGCGTTGGTACGTTGACTGCGGTTGGTTCTGCTTGCACGTTTTATATGTTGGCAGAAACCTGTCCTACCTATACACTCAACCCAATGACTAATGGCGCGTTTGTTGCATGGGATGCGCCTTTTGTATTTAGAGAGGACATTACAGGATGAGTACAACAATAGCGGCTTTATCTAGCCCATCAATCAACTATGGCGAGTTTGTCAAATTGACAACTGCCACAAACACCTATACTTTTTGCAATGCAGCATCACCCATTACTGTAGGTGGAACTACTTACAGCAACTTGGGAAGCCTGTTAAGCATTGGCGACATTAAACGCGAGACTAAGGCGACTAGTGGCGACCTTACGATTGCTTTAACTGGTGTTGATGGCGCTAATGTGGCAGTCATTCTTGGTGCAGATATTAAAGGTTCATTGGTAGAAATTTGGCGCGGATTCTTTGATTCCAACAACCAAATTATCACAACTCCAACCTTGCAGTTTTTTAAACGGTATCAGGGTTATGTTGGTAACTTTTCTGTGACTGAGGATTGGAATCAGCAGATGCGGTCGCGGGTGGCTACTTGTTCAATCAGTTGCTCATCATTCCGGACCATCTTGCAAAACCGTATTAGCGGATTAAAGACTAACCCATCGGTATGGAAGAACTTTTACCCTAGCGACACAAGCATGGACAGAGTTCCTGTCATTGCTTCAACATATTTTGACTTTGGCGCTCCCCCTGTTGGTGGAAGTCAATCTTCTACAAATGCCCCATCCGATTCTGGATTTGCAAGTCAAGACGCATAAAAATGATAAGACAGGCTACAAGACACGATATTCCAGTTTTGGTATGGATGATGCGGGAGTATGCAAAAGAAGCGCCTATCCCCGTTTTGACAAGACCAGATGCACATAACTCAGACCATGTCGGGCATTTAATATTTCAAATGCTAAGTGGTCGGGGATTCATCCTGATTGATGATGACCACCGAGGCATGATTGCTGCCATCATTACTCAAAATGTATGGTGTCCTAAAGTATTGGAATTGCGTGAATTGGCTTGGTGGGTAATGCCAGAGCATCGAGGTAAATCTATTGGTGGCAAATTGTGGATTAAGTTTGATGAACTTGCACAAGATATGCTGAACAATAAACGGGTAGATTTTGTTTGCACTACGGTAATGGCAAATTCTCCTTTGATAGACTATACAAAGAGAGGTTATAGGCCTCTCGAAGTAACTTTTTTTAGGGACTGAAAATGCCATCCACACTTGTATTAGCCGCAATGGGGCTTGAATTAACTGGCATGACATTGCTTGCAGCAAGGTTTGCCATTAACTTTGCTGTTTCCACAATTGTGACTCGCGTGTTTACTTCAGGAAATGCCAATCAAAATGTGGATAACGGTGTTCGCCAACAAGTGCCACCATCCACCACAAATAGTATTCCAATCGTTTATGGCGATGCTTACCTTGGCGGTGTATTTGTTGATGCCGTGTTATCAACAGACCAGAAAACAATGTACTATGTTTTGGCTATATCTCAGATTAGCCCTAATGGTCAGTTTTCTTTTGACACAACAAAGATGTACTGGCAAGACCAGACAATTACATTTGATGGCACTGACCCAACAAAAGTAGTAAGCCTGACTGATGGCGCCGGAAATGTTCAGACAAAGATTTCTGGCAACCTTTATATCAACCTATACAAATCTAACGAAGCAGGGACTATTACTGCGTTAAATGGTTCTGCGTTGCCTAATTCTGTGATGGGTGGCTCTGATATTGCTGTGGGCCAAAGATGGCCTTCTAGCGGTCGCCAAATGAATGGCTTGGCGTTTGCTATTGTGAAGATGGTTTACAACAGGGATGCTGGCACAACGCAAATGCAACCCATCACCTTCAGGGCTTCGCATTATTTGAACAGCACAGGTGTGGCAAAGCCGGGCGACGTTTGGTATGACTACATCACAAATGATAAGTATGGCTGTGCAATGGATGCAAGCATTGTCGATGATATAAAAGCAATTGAATTAAATAGTTATTCTGACCAAACAATTACCTACACCCCTGCGGCTGGCGGTTCTTCTACTCAGCCTCGTTACCGAATTAACGGTGTAATGGATACAGGCCAAGACGTATTGTCTAACCTTGATCAAATCATGTTGGCTTGTGATTCATGGAATCAATACAACGCTGCAACTGGTAAATGGTCTATTGTTATTAATAGAGCAGAAACTGAATCATTTGTTTTTAATGACTCAAATATTGTTGGCGAAATTCGCGTTAGTGCGTTTGATATTGCTTCTAGTATTAACCAGATTCAGGCGCAGTTTCCCAGCAAGTTAAACCGCGACCAATCAGATTACGTTTACTTAAACACGCCTTCAGGATTGTTGTTTGCAAATGAGCCTGATAATAAATACACAATTACTTTAGGTTTGGTCAATGATTCTGTGCAAGCGCAATACCTTGCAAATAGGATGCTTGAACAAGCGCGGGAAGATTTAATTGTTACTTTCTCTACAACCTACAACGGTATTCAAGTTGATGCTGGCGATGTAATTAGCGTTACTAACTCTGCCTATGGTTGGAATAATAAATTATTCCGTGTCATTAAAGTTTCTGAAGCATCACTTCCTGATGGCAACTTGGGTGCGGCTCTTGAATTGAATGAGTACAACGCACAAGTTTATGACGATGCTTCCATCACAGCATTTTCTCCAACGCCAAACAGCAATCTGTCAAACCCTAATTTCTTTAGCAATTTGACAGCGCCTACAGTAGCAAACATTAATCCAACTTCAACCATTCCGCACTTTGATGTTGTTTGCGGAATACCTGCAACTGGCAGGGTTACTGAAGTCACTTTGTTTTATACAACGGTAAGCAGCCCAACCACTTCTGATTGGGCGGTTTGGGGTGTTGAGACACTGCCTAACTCGCAACCATTTGCGCCCTCTACCAGTTTGACTTTTGCTGACCTTAACCTGCCCACAGCAACTTATTATTTTGCCTTTAAAGTGGCAAATGAAATTGGCGGCTCTGCTTTGTCTGCCACATCAACAGGTTTTACTTGGTCGCCAAATCCAACAACAACTGCGGTGGCTGGTACTTTCTTAGCAACTTTCTCACCAATCGTGATGCAAGTGCCGAGAAACTCATCACTTGTTCCATCTTTTACAGGATTGATTACACAACTGTACGGCTCTGCGGCTGGCGGTGCAATCGACTTTGTAACTGCTCAAGCAGATAGTGATGCGTCTTTTGTAGATAACACTTGGCGTATTGGCGCATCTTCAACCACAGGCAATGCGGATGTATCTACATCAGGTGGTTTGGTTATGGGTTCAATTACTGACGGTGGCACATTTGCTCAATGGGGAATCCCAACAGCAATGACTTCATCACCAGCGACATTGACTGTGCCTGTGCGGTACAAATCTTCTTTGGGTGTGGTGTCTCAAGGCGCAACGGCTGTATTGCAATTTGTGTTTGTTGACCAAGGCGCAACTGGCTCTCCCGGCACTGATGGCAATCAAGCGGCTAACCCTACTCTATATCAATGGGCCACCACCACACCATCCAACCCAAGCGGCTCATCTACCTACACTTGGTCAACAGGCGTTAACTCAAGTTATACAGGCGGTGGTGGTTGGACAACTACTATTCCTGCTAATCCTGCAACTGCGGGGATTCAGTTGTGGACAGCAATTAAGCCAACCGTGGTGGCGGCTGGAACGACTACTTCAACAATCAGTTGGACAAGTGGCTTTACTATATCTTCTGTGACTGCTAACGGTGCTAATGGCGCCAATGGTACTAACGGCACAAATGGAACAAATGGTCTTCAGACAGCAAGACCTACAGTTTATTTGTGGGCGGCTACATTGCCTTCTAGCCCAACAGGAACTACAACTTATACATGGTCAACTGGTAGTTATTCTGCGCCTTCTGGCTGGAGTACATCTATTACAAGTTCGCCAAGTACAGGGTTTACACTTTGGGCGGCTACAGTCAATATTACTGATACGGCTACGGCAACCACCACCACAATCAATTGGGGCTTGTCTAGCATCATTGCTTCAGGTTATGCAGGGACTAATGGCGCTACGGGTGCTACAGGTCCTACAGGCCCATCAGGTGGAACTGGCGCTACTGGCAATCAAGGTGCATCTTCTCGAATCTGCTACTCCAAAACAACTTTGAGTTCTTTGGACACAACGCCAACAACTATCACAACATCAGGAAGCGCATCATTCCCTCCAAATAATTCTTGGGGAACTGGAACTGTCTGGGTTGCACAGCCACCAACAATTACTGCGGGTGAATCTGTTTATCAATCAGACGGTATTTATGACCCCGTAACTGGCAACACGGTTTGGAATGTTCCTTATCTTTCTGCGTTAAAAGTTGGTAGCCTATCTGCAATTACTGCAAACACAGGAAACCTGACTGTCTCTGGGACAATCCAATCTAACACGGGTGCAATCAGTGGCACGACCATGACAGGTTCGGGCGCTGTCATTTACTCATCTGGCAACTTTGCTGTCGGTAACTCAACCAACAACATTACCTATAACGGCTCTGCTATTACGCTAAATGGAACGGTTGTTTTCCCTGCTAACATTAACTCCAACAACCTGACGCTAAAAGACGGTTCAGGCAACGTGATTTTGGGCAATGGCACTCCACTTAACTTTGCCAACATTACCCCTGCTTCTGGTTGGCTTAACACTAACATTTCTGTTTCTGGTGGTGCTATTTCTGGCATTGGTACAGGGACAGGAACTGTTGTTGCTAACGATCAAATCTATATTTCTAGTGGGAGTTTGTTTGGCATTGGTTCTGGTGCTGGAACTGCTGTTGCCAATAACGCAATTAGCATTAACTCAAATGGAACATTGTCTGGTGCTGGTGGTGGCGCAGTTACCCCTAATGGCATCAATGCAGTCAATACCAATCTATCCAATGCGCCAGCGGATATTTTGAATAGCAATGTGTCTCTTGGAACATTGGGTGCTGGTGCATTTGCTTACATCAATGCCATCACTACTGCTAACGTATCAACCTACATTAATAGCGCGGCAATTGGAACGGCTCAAATAGGAGTTTTGGCGGCTGGCAACATTGGTGCTAATACGATTGATGCCTCCAAGATTGCTGCCAACACGATTACAGCGGGGCAGATTGCAGCCAACTCAATTACGGCTGACAGAATGTCTGTCTCAACCCTATCGGCAATCACAGCCAATTTAGGCACGATTACAGCGGGTTCAATTAGTGGGTCATCTTTAAGCGTGGGTTCAAGTCCTGCGGTGTCTGGCACAAGCATGAGTGGCACAGGAGCAAAGATCAATACCGATGGCACATTTGCTTTAGGTAATTCATCTACTAACATTACCTACAATGGTAGTGCCATGTATTTGAACGGCAATGTTGTTGCTACTGCAAACATCAATAGCAATGCCGTTACTTTGACAGCAAGTGCTTTCACAAGCGCAGATTATCGAAATACAACAACTAATACTTGGCAAGATGCACAGACTATTACGATTACAACTAATGGTAGCCAAGTTTATGTAACATCATCAGGAAATCCTTTATCGGGTATTTATAATGCGGGCGAAAGCGGAAATGGTCCTGTTACTCCGTATTTTAGGCTTGTTAGGGATACAACAGAATTAATGTATGGTGGTACAAATCCAGCAATGGGATTTAGCGACCAACCCACAGCGGGAACTTATACATACAGACTGCAAGTTCAAAGTGGGTTTGAATACGACATTATTCAATATGCAGGACTTTCTAATCGTTCACTATTTGCAATTGAGACAAAACGATGATTTACACAATTTATGTCACCGCCACAGGCGAAATTTCAAGAACTGTTCAGACAGACGATATTGATTCACAAATTCAATCTGGCGAAAGTTATGTTGAAGGTTCAATAGATTCGTCTGTTTACTACATTGCCAATGGCGTTGCTGTAGCAATCCCTGCACAGACAAGCCCATATTCTGTTTTTGATTTCACTACAAAACAATGGGTTCTAGTTGAAAATTTAGCACTTGCAGATGTGTTGCCAAAAAGACAACAATTACTTTATGCAAGCGATTGGACACAGATTCCCAATAACCCACTGACCACAGAAAAACAAGCGGCTTGGGCGACTTACAGACAAGAACTTCGGGATATTCCTAATCAATCAGGCTATCCATTTAATGTTGTTTGGCCTGTTGCGCCAACCTAAAAAGCACATTAAAATCCATAAAACAAAACAAAACATTCAGACCCGCAAGAATGCGGAAGTTCTAACTGAGTTCAGGGAACAACAATGGCTGTTTTTAATAAAAATACACTTGCTCAAGTGTCGGGCTTCGACAATCCAATTCTTGCTGGCGAATTGGTTTACAACCAGAATACTTACTGGAATTTAACATTTACAAATTCCAATACAAACCTGCCAATCAATCTTACTGGTGCGACCATCAACGCACAGATTGTTCGTAGGCAAGTCACAAACATCATTGATACCCGCAATGGCTTAACATTTGACATTGCTGACTACAACCCAACACCCACTGCAATTAACTTGACCATCAGCAATCGTGTTGATGCGGCTGGTACTTGCACATTGGTCATTGATTCAACAGCATGGGGCTTGATTACTACTGATGCTCAACTAGAAATTAACGCGACAAATTGTGTGGGTTATTCAGGTCGGGTCAAGGTTTCATTCCCTGCTAGTGGCTCAACCCCTGCTGATGACCAAATCATCTTCTTGCTGTTCTTGGTTCGCTCTGATGGCATCGTGGTTGTATGACAAAGGGAATAATCGTATCCCCTGCCAATAGAGGGGTTCAGGTTGTTGTAACGGATGAAAACAACGTACAACTATTGATTGACAGCAATCGAGGCGTAAACCTTGAGGTTGTCCCTCAACCCCGTATTGATGTATTGGTTGACAAAGGCGTAAGTGGCCCTACAGGACCGCTTGGCCCAACTGGACCTACTGGCGCACCCTCAACCGTTCAAGGTCCTACGGGCGCTACAGGACCCACGGGTGCTACAGGGCCAACAGGGGCGGCTTCTACAGTTCAAGGCCCAACTGGTCCAACAGGCTCAACAGGACCTACGGGTGCGGCATCCACGGTGCAAGGCCCTACAGGACCTACAGGCTCACAAGGTGTAATTGGTCCTACAGGTGCTACGGGTTCGCCATCTACTGTGGTTGGCCCAACAGGTCCTACGGGCAACCAAGGGCCAATGGGTTTTACTGGCGCTACAGGTCCTACAGGTCCACAAGGAATCCAAGGCCCAACTGGTCCTACTGGCGCTCAAGGCATACAAGGAATTCAAGGACCTACAGGTCCACAAGGTATTCAGGGTATTCAAGGTATTCAGGGTATCCAAGGGGTCACAGGTCCTACGGGCGCTCAAGGCAATACTGGACCAACAGGACCTACGGGTGCTGCTTCCACTGTTCAAGGCCCAACTGGACCAACTGGCGCACAAGGAACAGATGGTCAATCATCTAGTTTCTATCAGTACAAATCTGAAACAACCCAAACGTCTGGTG